CACCAAAAGAAGATGTCAGTTACTTAATTGACAACAGAGCAAAGCGCATCCTTCAGGGACTTGGAAAAGTTGCTGGTAGTTTGCGAGCTAAAGATGAGGACTTTGCCGCTGATCTTGTAGCGGCAACTGCTATGAGTATCAAACAAGATTATATAAAAGAAGCTTCAAAAAAAGCTCATGTTGTAAATTCTTTAAAAAAAATGGCAACTGATTTTTATGCAAATAACAATGAGCTTGCCGGTGATTTAGTAACAGTTACTATTAATAAGATTAAAAGTGCTTAGTATATAAAGGTATAATGTATAGAGAGTCCATCAAGGGCTCTCTTTTTTTTTAAAAGGTTCATATGTTAAAAGTAATTCATTTAGAAAATCCTCGTCCTATAAGTTTACCTGTTGATATAACTGGTGAGTTTGAGCCAGGGATGGCCGCACAATTAAAAACCTTTGGTAATGATATTGTTGCTGGCGTTAGTGATGGGACAGCTCCTTTCGGCTTGATTGATGACGCAAGAACTGTTGCATTTACCAAAATGCAAATTGATGAAGTTGTTGAGATTTCTGTTACCAGTACAGAAACAAATGGCAATGGTCAGCTTGTTAACTCCGAAGTAGTTACCGGTTTATTGGATTTTTCAAATATTATAGAAAATAGCTTTATATCAACCTTATCTTTAGATTTAAGTGCTACAAATGGTGCTGTAATTATAGAGGCAGGAACTCCGCTTAATTATGATTCTGATGGAGATGGGACTTATGATAGTTTTCGGTTGGTAGTAAATTATGCTTATAAAATACCATCAAAGCCCGGAGAAGATACAACGGTTGGAAGCGGAAGAGTTACCGTGTTTTACTCAAGAGGGTGGTATGCTACGGACCAATATGATCCAAAACAAGCATATCCATTAAACGCGACTCTTTATATCGGATTAGATGGCAAGTTTACAACCAAACAGCCTACGGCTAATCATCCGGGAATAGCAATGATTACAGCTCCACCATCATCGTTGAATTCTATGTTAGAATTTCTTTGGTTTTGATGTTATACGTTAAATACTAATTTCCTTTAATTAGTTGACAGGAGGCATTATGAGCAGAAAATGGGATAAAATGGACCGGCTTGCTTGGGAAAATAGCGAAGTCATGAAAGAATTTGAAAAAAACACTATTGAGCTTGTAAAAAAATTTGAAGCTTTGGCTAAAAAAGCATCATCTTTATCTACTTTAAAACAGGAATCTGATGCCGCAAAAGAAAGCATTCAGGGAGCTGCAAGTAGCGTAGAAAATCTTGGAAATGCTTTAGATAAAGTAAATCTTGCAGAAGATGAATCTGCAGAGGATGAAGGCATTTCTGATGAAGAGTATTTAGAAGCTAAAAAAGATTTAATAGCTCATTTGACAAAAATGGCTTATAGTGCAGCAGATGATGGTGATACTATTTTAGCTTATAAAATTGAGCGTGCAATACAGGAAGTAAAAGAGGAAGCATAATGACTGGAACAGCTAAATCATTTGTAGATGCACTTGATGCTTATCTTGATGCTTATCGTAGGAGCCTCGCGCACGCTGCGCCTGCCCCGAAGAGCCCAGCCGCTCAGCCTACTGCGGGCGCTCCTGCCGGTGCCGCAAGACAGCTCTCCGATGCAGTAAGTAAGTTCAATGTATATCGTGAAAGAATTACTCATGACTTGGGAGCACTAAAAACCACTATTGAGAAGCTTAGTAACCCAAAATACAAGCAGGTTCCTCCTGAGGGATTTATTAAAGACATAGCAGCAGCAGAGCAACAAGCTGAAGATATATTTACAGAAGTTCTTAGAGTAGAAGAAAAGCTACTTGAAGCAAGAAGCTTGGACCCGCAAAACCCAGCGCTCTCAAAGGCAATAAAGACAACAGAAGCTCAAAAAAAGATAGCATCTGCCTTGGGGGTACGAGCAAAAAAGCTTCGCTCTTCTGTAGTACCGACTGCTGCTAATAAAGGAAAAAACAAAGTCAAAAAAAAAGAGCCGGCGAGAACAGGCGGAAGAGGACAGAAAACAAAGAAGGAGCTTGCTGCAGATTTGCTTGCAACTTATATGAAAACAAAGGCAGGTGGAGCAAGCATGATGGGCTTCACTGCGTTACTTGTAATACTTGGAGCATGGTATTTTTGGCCAACAGACGAAGGAAAAAAGCTTGTCTCTGATACTAATGATGCTTTGCAGGGCTCAACTATTAAATTAACACGGCTTCAATTCCAACAAAGCTCCCAAGGACGTAACAGTACATTAGATCTTGCTGCTAACTATGAAAATGTAAGAGTAATGCTTCCTAAGTTACAAGAAGATGCAACGGTTGAGCAGCTTTTAAGATATGGAGCAGCTTTAGATAGTGCAGAATCTAAGACTAACGCTTATTTACAAAATAAAGAAAGCATAAAAGCAGATCTTGTTTCGGAAGATGGCTGGGATGACGCAATTAAAAGCATTGAAAGCACAAAAACAGCGTTAGCTATTTTAAAGAATAATTTAGATGCAGAGGCAAAAAGAAGAGCAAATATCCCTCCTACCCCTGGCCAGGAATCTGCTTCTGGCGCTCCTGACTATGAAGTCCCAGGGACCTCAGGCAGAAATAATATTCCTATAGCCAGAACGGAGAGAGGGGAGCCTCTTGATTATGCAACTGTGAATGACGTTAAGCTTGACTTTAGAAATGCTCCATATGAAAGCGCAGGGTTTCGCAGTGCTGTTCCGAGAATGATTAAAAAAATGATGACGAAGCCTTACGGGTTAGCATTTATGGACCCGGAAGGAAAAATTTGGACAGGGTATTTATCCAGATCTACTCGTCGGCCAACAGAACGTGATTATTGGCGAGCTATTGGATATCTTTACAAAAAGGGTGTTTACACAAATGGCCAGCTAAGAAGGCATATGAGGCGGGTTTTATCTAAGGACGAAAGACGTCGAGGATCTGCCTGGAATCAGGCTTTAAGATATTACAGAACGCAGCGAAATCGTTATGCAAATATTTTTTACACAAAAAATATCAAAAAAATATCAAAAATTACACATATAGATCTAACTTCTATTAATAAAGAGGGGGTTTTTATGAGAAAACTATCAAATGAGTTTTCAGATCAATATATTCAAGACGCCATGAGGGGTCTATCTGATGAATATGCCAAGTCATACTATACAGGGCTCAAAAGCATGTATGACGAAAGGCTTGGTGTTTCTGATGTTGATTATGCTAAATTATATTCATATGAAGAAGGTGCTGGAGCAAAAACAATAACCAATGCTCATCCAGAATCCATAACAGTTGCAGATGCAATGGGACGAGGGGGGCTTGTAGAAAATGTTGTTGAGCAGCAGAGAGCAATCAAGGATGTGGCTTTAAGCACACCGACGGGAAACTTTCACAACAGGCACGCGAATTTAATAATTGAATTAAATAAGATAGCAACTAATGCAAATAAAATGGGAAATAATAAAGCATCAAAGATGATAGCGGAAACTATTTCCGGACTTAGAAACTAAGTTTTTCGAATACATGTAAATGGTTTACATTATTCATTTTTTTAACAAAAAAAATAGGGAGAAAAAATGGCTTTAAAGCTTCTTCAGCCAGGAATTGAGCCCCTTGGACAGTACGACTTGGAAGACGATGATGCCAGCCTTGTTCGTGGCGGTGAAATAGGAGTATTCGAAGCTCTTAATGTTGCTACGGATCTTTATGCTGCTGATGTCTTTTCTGTAGGACCTACAATTCACGTATCTTTGGATTCAGTTGCAAATGCAGGTGAATTATATGGTCTTGTCGATGAAGGAACTACTGGTTACGGAACCCTTTATGGTTCTATAATTGGTACAACCACTGGTAAGGGAACTGGCTTTGGTGATTCCAGCACAGTTGGAGTTATCACTGTAGGTCCAGCAACCGTTCGCGGTTCTGGCAAAGTAACACTTTGGACCAAGCCTGGTCTTTATGGTACTACTTCTGATGGATGGACTAGTGCTTCAGAATTCACTGCCGCATCATTGAATGGTGATGTTTTCGGTGACGCTGCTGATGGCACAAATGATGGAAAATTAACTACAACTTCCGCCAGCAATGGTGAACAGGTTGCACTATTCCTCGGAAGAGTAAACGACACTTCGCTTGTCTCTACTACTAACGCTGCGGCGGGTGGTACAGCACAGGTAGAATATGCCGCAGTTTATCTGCTTGGCGTGCAGAAATAATTAGGAGATAGAATGTCTGTATTTAATACACATGGCGAATTAAGCGCCGAAAATGTAAAACAAGCTCTCTCTCAGATTGTCAAGTATGCAGCAGTCATTGAGCAGCTTACACCAAATAGCTCTTCGCTTACGAACTCTCCTTCTCTATCAGAGAATGAGAGAGATCATATGATCTCTGAGGCTCTTCTTTCCAATGATGGAAAGGTAGCTCTCGGTCAGGCAATGGCTAACCCAATTCGTAGAAACCTTGATTATAAAGGTGTAGCGAGAAAAGCACTTATAGTAGATCCTCTACCTCAAGGCGCTTTCCCAACTTATGAGCGTGATATTGATGTATCTGCTGCTGTTATTTCTTCTAACGGTGCCGCTCCTGAGTCTCGCGTATTCGGCGACAGGGTAACCATTCCTACTTTCGAGATTGTTTCTAACCCAACAGTTAGAATTTCTGAAGTAAGACGTCGTAGATTCAACGTAATTGATCGTGCCCAGCAAAAAGCACGTCAGGAAATCCAGGCGCAGGAGGATGCTAACGTATTCGCTGCCCTCGATTTCGCAGGTGATGATAACAAAGGTGGAGAGAATACTCTTCAGACTTTGAATAACACCACCACATCTGATGAGCTTGCAAAAGGCGGCCTTCTTGGTCTTAAGCGTCAGGTAGATCGTTGGGATAATGTTCTTGCAAGATACTTCATGAACATCAACGAATTCACTGATATGCTTAATTGGGAATCTGCTGGTGCCGGTGGTGCCTCTCAGGTTGATCCTGTAACCCATCGTGAGATCCTTCAGTCTGGTCTTTATGGCTCCATCTTCGCGGCTGACATTATCGTTTCAAAAGTAGTTCCTGCTAAGCAGGTCTTCGGATGTGCCGATGGTGAATTCGTCGGAGTTATGCCTGTAAGACAAGAAATTGAAGCACTTCCTGCTGATGAGCCTAAACAGCTTAAGTTAGGATGGGTATTCAACGAAGAAATTGGGTTGGGTATTGTTAATCCAAGAGGTGTTGCAAGCGGCTTCGTGACCGACTAAATTAGTAGAAAACGCATATTTTCCCCCATTTCCATGTGATTTGGGGGATTTTTTTGTGATTTTTAATATTTTTCTCCTGTAACCTTATCGCTCAGGATTTTGCACCCACCCTAATTTAAGCCGATTAAGGCGTTTCGGCTCCGACTTTTTACTTCGTTCAACTTATAATTTTTGCTATAATCTCTTTTCCCGCCATAGTGAGCCTTGTTTTTTTTGTGGGTATAATTTTAGAAATAGGTCCGCAAGGATGGATTTCGCGGTTACGAAACAAAAGGGAAAGATGACAAAAAGCTGTAACTATTGTAAACAAGAGCTAAGTATAGAAAGCTTTAGCATTAATCGGGCAACTAAAGATGGATATTCAAATCGATGCAAACAGTGCATGAGCACGATTAGAAAGTCAAAAAGAAAAAAGGTTTCGAGAATTAAATACGATATAAATCGTACAGAAAAACCATGCAAAGCTTGTGGTAAAATTTTGCCTATGGCTTCTTTCGGGCCGAATAAAATGCTTAAAGATGGCCGAGAAAATAAATGTCGTGAATGCAGAAGGGCTAAAAGAAAAAGTAATGCAATTAATAACTTTGTAGAGAAGGATTCCAAGCATTGCTCTCGATGCAAACTAACTTTGCCGATAGAGGATTTCAGTAGAGATTCAAGTAGAGATGATGGTTATGATGCATCATGCAAATCTTGTCAATATATAAAATATAAATTATATATAGAGAGTAACGAAGGAGTCAGAGAAGGGGCCAAAAAAAAGCAAAAAAATGTGGGCAAGGCGAAATCCAGAACATCACAAGCAATATTATGAGAAAAACAAAGAAAAAGTTTCAGCAGGAATCAAAAAGTATAAAAGTTATGGTCACGGAAAATGGCTTGCTTTTGTGAGCCAGGCAAAACAAAGAGACATAAAAGTCTCTATTTCCGAAGAGCAATATGAAAAATATATTATTGGTGATTGCAAATATTGCGGAGAAAACCCTAATCCTTATAATGGCTTAGACCGGATTAATTCCGGCCGGGGTTATGTGGTTGAAAATATTTATTCGTGCTGCTCTCGATGTAATTATATGAAGAATACATTATCCAAAGCAATGCTTTATATTCACTTAAACAAGATAATATCTTATCAGGAGTCCGGACAAAAATCTGAGATTCCTCCGATTATAAAGTTTTCTGGCAACAAGAAGAATGACTATTATTTAACTCCCAGTGGCAGATATCACTCATATATGTCCGCTGCCCGCAAAAGAGGCAAGCACTTTGATTTAACATATGAGCAGTTTTTTGCATTTTGGCAAAAGCATTGTTCATATTG